GTGAGGGGGAGGAGGTGGTCATGAAAGGCATGACTGTCGAGGATACAGCGACGGCGCTGCGGAAGAAATGGCTCAAATTCAACAGTCCAGTTGCTATCGGACTGGATGCGAGCCGATTCGACCAGCATGTGAGTAAAGACGCTCTTAAATGGGAACACAGTATCTACGCAAAAATATTTGATTACAACCCCGAGTTGATGCAGCTATGCAAAATGCAGCGGCATAACAAAGGAGTGGCATTTTTGGATGGCCACAAACTCAAATACGATGTGGAGGGAACTAGGGCAAGTGGTGATATGAACACTTCCCTGGGCAATTGCATCATTATGTGCACTCTTGCGCGCGAATACATCAGGGAAATTGGTATTCGTGCTGAGTTTGTGAATAATGGTGATGATTGCATTGTTTTTATTGAGAAGTCGGATCTCCACAAGTTGGACACCTTACCCGAGTGGTTTCTCGGGTATGGATTTGAAATGGAGGTGGAGTCTCCTGTCTACACGTTCGAGGAATGTGTCTTTTGTCAGTCGCAACCAATATTATTGGATGCGGCTACTGATAAGTGGGTCATGTGCCGGCAGCCAACGGCTGCTTTTGGTAAAGACGCACTTAGCTTGGCAATTGACACTGAGCTCGGATTCAGACAGTGGAGCTACCAAGTGGGCACTGGAGGCAGTGCTCTTTTCGGTGACTTGCCTATCTTTTGTGAGCTTTACAAAGCTTACAAACGAAATGGCGTCGACAGCAATGTCGGGGGGTCACTAATCGTTTCTGATTCAGGATTCATGCGTATGTGCTCTAAACCGCGCATCCGTGGTGAATTCCGGGGTGATATTTCTGATGACACAAGGGTGTCATTCTTCAAGGCATTTGGCTACCCACCCTCTGTGCAAATAGAAATGGAGGCATCGCTACAGTCATCCAGCTACGTTGGACTTTTTGATCACGGTCACAATATCAGCGTAGCGACTGGTCTCTTTACTATTTGAACCACTAGGGGAATACATATAAACACAGTATTCCACTTGCGTTCAGAAACGCACACATACATACGCGCGCCTTCCAAGCGCCACGTACACACACGCATACTACTTACAACATACTATGCCCCCCAAG